ATCTCGACACCGCTCGCAGCGGCCGTTGCCACTGTGTCGGCTGTCAGTCGTCCCGCAGATCACACACCTCTCGTGCCGCTTCGACCACTTCCCTGGAGGCAGCGGCTGGCCACCGAGCGTCTTCGCTGGGGGCTTCCGCACCCGTGGCGGTTGCGCCTTCCATGCGCACGGCTTGCACCGTCCGCCGTGGTCGTGCGGGCGCTCTGTCTTGCCACATCCGATGCACCTGGCATGATTTCGGGACCACTGCCCGGGCGCGAGGATCTGGCCCGCGAACGCCCTGATCGGCCGTGGTTGCGCTGCCGGCTTGACGAACGCCAGCGGCTCGGGCTCATCAACTATGATCGGGTTAACAGAGCACGATGCGCAGTAGATCAGGTTGGTGTTGACCAGGATGCCGTACGTGTTGCCCTTCCTGATCGCCGCGCCACATGACGTGGCCGAGCAGTTGAGCGTGATCGACAGGTCATCTGGCCGGAGATCCTCCTCCAGCTTGCACATCCTCATGGCGCTACTCGGTGGCATATGGCATCTCCCGAAGCCTGACGATCCGAGCGGCTTCGGCCGCGTCTACTTCTGAGGCGAACCGGCCGAGACGGAACCTTTTCCCTGCCGTCTTCACCTCGGCGCGCCAAAGGCCGGTCTGGCGGTCAAAATGGACGCCACGAAAGATGGACGTTCGACCGATCTGGGAGGCCTGGTTCTGCATGTTTTGCTGCTGAGTGATCACGCGGAGGTTTGCGCGGCGATTGTCAAGCCTGTTTCTGTTGATGTGATCGGGGGTTAGTCCTTTGGAGAGCTGAGAGGCCATCAGTTCGCGATGCATACGGATCGAGCGTTGAACCCCGCCGCGATACGTGCCTCTCACCGCGTAGCCGTGTGACAGCGACCAGTGCCACTGATTCAGCCAGGTAGCGTCAGCGGCATCAACGATGGCGTACGCGCGAATGCTGCCGTCTCTGGCGCGAAGAGGAATACGGACCGACTCTTGAATTGCACCAGTCATCGTCGGTTGCCCCTCTGGTATCGTATGTCGTCGCGCCACACCGGCGTGGCGTCGCGGTAGGGGATCTCGTGAACCTCGCCCGTGAAGGGGTCGCGGACGGCGATGTAGCCCGTTGTGTGGCCCCACTGGGCCGGGCAAAGCGGCCGAGCCGTTCGGGCTGCCTCGCGGGAGTCCATGCGCGTCGCTGCTGTTCCGCTCATTGCGCACCGCCTTTCCGTCGCAGCCAGACGGCGCAAGCAATCGTCTGCCAGGTCTCAACGCTCAGCGCGGGGAGGAACCGCTCCCAACGCGCCCGGAGCCACGCCACCAGCTCCACCAGCGTGCTCGGAGCGGCTGCGGCGAACTCGGCCGGGCTCAACGTCGGCGCGACCATCAGGTCCGGCAGCTGTTCCTGCGGCGCAATCTGTGCGATCTTGTTGTCAGGCAACTTGGCGAGCACGTCAGCGAGGCCAGGAGCGGCGCTATCAGCCACCATGCGGCCTGCCACAATGCTGGCGCGCGCCTGGGCGTCGATCATGTGCGAGCGGAAGTAGGCGCACCTGTGAGCGTTGCAGTCAGAGTGCGCCTGCTCGGCGTGCATCTCGCACTCGTATGCCTTGCGCTGCCAGTAGGTCTGGAGCTTGGACAGCCGATCTCTGGTGTCAGGGTCGTCGATCAGTCGATGTGTGGTCACGATGCAGCCTCCGCGAGCACAGCAGCCAGCAACTGCCGACCCAGGTACTCCGAGTAAGCGGGCGGGATCGCCTCTTTGATCTCTGACCAGTCCATCCAGTCGATGCCCATCGCCGCGCGGGCTTCCTCGATCGACTTCGCGGTCCGAATCAGAGACTTCGTCGTGTACCGGCCCGATCGGGCGATAGTCGTGTTGTTGCGGTAGCGGTAGGTGGTGTGGCCGTCCGGCCGTGCGCCATAGACTCCGAGCGGTGCTACCGTTCGCTTGGCCCCCTGGGGAGCCGTCAGCAGGAGGTTCGACTCAAACAGGCGCGGGCGGTGGACCCCCAACCCGAACATGCCGCCGTGAAGCACCACGGTGGCCTGCATGTGGTGAACGGCTCCCTGGACGTTCTCGATCACCCAGGGCTGTCGGTAGCCGCGCAACATGGCCCGCGTAGGCGTCAACAGGTTGACGTGGTCGTCGGTGGGGCCGCCCTTGCCCCGGTAGCGAGATGACATCTGGGTGAACGCCTGGCATGGTGGCGATGCGTGGATGGCGTCGAACTCCGATCCGTGCTCCTCGATGAAGGCGAGCGCGTCGCCCTGGTGGAACTTGAGCGGGTAGCGCGGCTGCGGCTTGATGTCCACGCCCACAACCTCGAATCCGGCGCGGCTGTATCCGACCGATGCACCGCCAGCGCCGCAGAACAGATCGAGCAGTCGCGGCCGGCTCATGCTCCCTCTCCGAGGTTGGCGCAGGCGAACACGAACGCGCAGGTCACCAGGACGTAGGTCACGGCGACCCAGCCCGCGCTGAGCTGGTAGCGGTCAGCCAGCGCGCTGCCGACCAGGATGGAGACCATGAGCAGCAGCGAGTAGGCGAACAGGTAGGTGACCTGGCTGACGGTGATGTTCATGTCAGCCTGCCATCCCTATCGCCACGATCAGCATGACGATCACGCCGGCCATCATGATGCTGAGCAGCAGCCCCGCCAGGAGCGCAGCCTCGGCCTGGTCAATCTCGGATTGCGGCTGGTCGATCATTCGAGTGCCTTTCCTGCGTACTGGTCGCTGACGTGCGCCTCGTGGGCCTGGCGAGCGAGAAGCTGCAATCGGCCCCCCTCCTCGCAGACGGGCGTCCGATTGACTCGACAGGGCACGCAGCCAGCGTCGTGCACGTCCTGACGCTGCATGGCGTGGTGCCAGAGCGCCGCCGCCTCACTCACTGCCCACACGGCTGGCCTCCCGCATCCGCGCCAGCAGGCTGACCACAGCCTCGGCGGTCTCGCGGGCGTAGACGCGATGCCCGCCACTCGTCTCGACGGTCGCCCCGAGGGGCTTGCCCGACTCGGAGTACCGAGTCTCGACCTTGACGACCTGCGAGGCCAGCACGTAGACGGCGCTCTCGATGTCCTCGATGTTCGGCCGCGCGACCTTGACGTGCAGCACGATCAGGCCGGCGTTGATCGCCTGCTGATGGACGGACGGCGGTCGAACTGGTAAAGTGGTGGTGGTCACGTTCCCTCCTGGGGGATGTCTCGGGCCGGATCAGTTGCGACCTGATCCGGCCTTTTGCTTGTCCGCGCTGCGTGCGCGGCCGGCCGCTGGTGCGGCTTCCACGATCTCGGCTCGCCACGGCACGGGGCCGGGCACGATCAGGGCGTACTCACCGTCGAGGTTCGCGGCCGGCCGCATGGGCGTCGGCGCCGCGCGGTAGCCTCCCCCGTCTGGTGTCTGCTCGGCAGCTACGGATGTCGTGTGGCGTGTCTCGTAGGCAGCCACGGCCTCGGGGCTGAACCTCCAATCTCGGCCGCGCTTGAGGGCCGGCAGCACGCGGTTGCGAGCCATGCGGTTGACGGTGGACGGCGAGCAGCCCCACCGCGCAGCCAGATCGCTCGCCGTCAGCAGGCCCGCCATGTCAGACCGCCGCCGCTTCCGGCTCAAGCGCGTCGGCTATCCGCGCCAACCGCTGGTCCCGATCAAGCCCCTGCGCCACGTAGCGGCGAATCAGGTCTGCACGCGAGCCGTGCGGCGGCGTCAGATCATCAAGCCGCGCAAGCTGCTCCTGCGTGACCTGGATGGTGATCTTCACGAGGCCGCCACTCGTGGTAGCGCGAGTCTCAACGGTGGTCGGCTGGCGTTCCAATCTGCACCTCCTGGACGATTCAACTTGCATCACCACCAAGATACAACCTAGAACGCTTCTATGTCAACCGCTTTACATGATACAAATAGGAACGGTTCCAAAAGAACCGCGACAGAGTAGGATGAGGGTAGGCAAGGCGTCCCTGGAGCGCCGCTCTCTCTGGTCACTGGTCAGCCCTCCTGGTAGACGCCGTGCAAGCGGCGTATTCAGTGCACTGAGCGAGCGAATGGCACGCGGGTTTGCACGCGCCCCTGAACGCACAGAGAAGCCCCCGGACCATCACTGGTCCGGGGGCTTCTTGGCGGTCGAGTGCCGGCGTCAGTCTACCTCGGCATCAGGCAGTGCCTTTGCGCGGTCAGCGTCGCGTTTCGCGTCCAACGCTTCGCGGACCTTGCCGCTGGCCGCGTATCCAGGGTCCAGGCGGGAGAACATCTCGTCAATCGCTCCCACCATACCCTCGACGTGCTGCATGGCCTGTGACGAGTCTCTTACGTGCTCGGCCTGAAATACGATGTGGTTTTGGATGTTGTGGAGACAGAGCGCCATCGTCTCCATCAGCGTCAACTCTTCCGCTTTCGCCTTGCGGGCCAGAGCCTCGTACCAACCAGTATGCGAGTGCTGTTCAGCGCTCATCTCACGACTTCCTGCAATAGACGTAGCCCCGCGACGGCGGCACGATGGATGCGACGACGGTCGATGCGGTCAGGCTGGAAACGGTGACTGACAGGGATGGCACGCTCAGACCAGGCACGCTCAGACCAGGCACGCTGGAGCTGGTGACGCCTGTCAGCGTCTGGAGTGTGGCATCGGCCTTGATTGTAGTTGCAGTGCCACCCCCGGTCGCGATGGATGCGCTGCTGGTATTGTCCGGGTTGCTCGCCGCACCGCTCGAAATTGTACCTGGGGCAGTGCCCGTCCCTGTGGTGCCCGTCCCTGTAGTACCAGTTCCCGTGGTGCCCGTCCCTGTTCCCGTGACGGTCTGGGCGAGATCCCAATAGGCCCCGTAGTTCGTCGCTTCAACGAACGTGTTTGAGAACGTGGTTCCAGCCCCTACGGGGAGCCGCCCATCCAGCAATGTCTCCCTGGACCATCCGGACGGAATCTCAGCAGCCGTGCGAACCATCGCCACCAGGCCGCTCGGCACAAAAGCGCCTGCGTTGCCAGTGTGGTAGATCGTCTGCCCGCCGATCCTACCGATTGAAACCCCGCCCGAGCGCAGCGCCTGAAACATCGCCGTCGTCGTTAGCCCCTGGTCGTAGACCTCGAAGCTGTCGTTATGGGCGTTGACCACCAGTCCCTGAGCGGCGTAGTCCTTGGCACCGCTCGGCGTGGCTCCCGAGTTGCCTCGGAACGTGACGCCAACCGTTCCGCCAAAAACCAGCTGCCCGCTCATGGTGTCGCCGGCCTTGTTCACCGGCGTGTACCCGAGCGCGGCCAGTACCGCTGTTGCCCGCGCCACCCAGGCCGCCGAGTTCGCGTCCACTGACTGGAGCCACTCGTTCGAACCAGCGGGGTTGGCCGGCATGAACTGCCGGAAGTATCGAATGTCGCCCTTATCGACGTTCGCGTCCGAACTGGCGATGATCGCGTTGGTGACCGCCAGCACTGGCGTGGTGTACGTCTCGGGATCGTCCGCGCCGCCGACCTCGTTATCGGTGAGGCCGTGCTCGGGATCGATCATCAGGCCGGCGTGCTCGACCCACTCCTCGGCCTGGGAGACGTGGTCAACGGCCGCGCCCCACGGCTCCCAGTTCTGCGCCTGGGGCGGGAACGGGTCGAGGTCCGCTTCGATCTGCTGCCAGTTCTCCGGCCAGACGAGCGGGCGCCAGGCGTTGCCAGCCTTGAGGTTGCCGCATCGCATGCACCAGAACAGAGCGTGTCCGCGCCACACATCCTCGGCTGAGAACGCGCAGTCCGGACACCAGGCCCGCCACACGCCGTGGTTGAGCAGCGCGCGAGCTGGCGTGGCGTCTGGTGCGACGAACGTCGGTGCGGGAATGCGGTAGCCCTGAGCGCGTGCGATGGCCATGATGCGACTGTCGCGCGGCCACTGCTGAATCGACAACTTGAAGCCGCGCGGGTTGGTGCGAGCGTCGTAGATCATCGGACTACTCTCACATCAGTTGCGCCCGGGTACAGCATGACTGCACCCGGCTTGCGGAGCGTCGTGCTCCAGTCGATGCCGCCGGCTGGCTTGACCGGCAGCCCGCCGCAGTAGATGTCGGAGTGCTTCAGGCTCGCGAGCGCCGGGTTGCTCGACGCTGCCTCTTGCACCAGCGCGAACGCGCCAGGGTTGGACGGCACAACGCTCAACTCGGCAGCGATGTTCACCTGGTCGAAGACCGCCTCCGGCGAGCCGCTCAACATCGCGTAGTGGAAGTACAGCTCAGCCCCCCGCACTTCCAGCCCGCTGATGCCCTGGTCGGCGTAGAGGGCGAAGGTCGGCGCGTGACTGGAGTGCTGCACCGGATTCGTGCCAGGAATCACCACCGGCTCAGCCTCCAGCACGTCGTTCAGGAACAGCAGGCCGCGCGTTGGGCCGGTGAACCGCGCCTGGGCCATGCCGGCCGGCTGACCATGCGGCACGGTGACAGACCACACGCGGCCGTTTAAGGTCAGCCGCGAAATGTTGCCGCTGCCGAGGACGGCGGCCCCGCTCGGGACAAAGCTGTGGATCTCCATGCCTCGAAACTCGTGGTTGCGAGTCTCGACCAGGCGCAGAGCAGACCGCTGCGGCAGGCCGGACGACGGCACGTAGGAGTAGTCCCAGGCGTGCAGCCGGCCAGCCGTGAAGGTGCAGTCGTTGGTGTTCGGGCCGACCAGTTTGTACGCGCCGTCCCGATACGACCCGAGCGCATGTACATCGTAGACGTGGCTCGCCGAGAAGTGCTGGCCGCCCCAGACGACGCCACTGTCCAGCGTCGTCCGGTCAGTCAGCACGGGAGCCGAGACATCCGTCCATGCCGAGAAGCCCTCGAATCTGGACGCCCCCGTGTTTGGGACGCGGAGCACCGCTCCCGTGGCTCCGGCGGCGGACTTGCGGATCAGCTCGCTCCGCTCAGAACCCAGTCCTCGAAAAAGCATGTGATCCGTGCCGGCCGGAGCGGTCAGTACCAGCTCGTCGGCGTGCAGCCACCGCCCTTTGCACAGTTCCATCACGTCGCCGGCAGCAAGCGCCGTCGTGCACCAGTCCTGCCAGGCTGTCATCGGGTTGACGGTGAGGCCGTCGTTGTGGGGCAGGAACTCGCAGGCGTAGCTGATGCCGTGGTGTGGCTGGCACTGATGGTTGAGCGGCATCAGGTCAACTCCGCGTGCAGATACAGCCGCGCGTTCGCAGTGCTCGCGGCTCTCAGGATTGTTCCCTGGCCGGCTGTCAGCCCAGATGCCACCGTACAGGTGAAATTGACCCCTTGCGTCGTAGCCGTGTTCAGCGAGAGGTTCGTCAGCGCGACATTTGTTGCCGATCCGTCAACGACCGCCCAGTCGCTCGCGGCACTCACCCCGAGCGTCGGGGCGACGCGCATGGGCGGGGTCAGAGGCGTGAAGGCGCGGGCGGCTGTTGTGGAGTTTGCCAGGCCTGACCCGACGGGATCGACGGTGGTTTCGCCGCCGAACACGCGCGTATAGCGCAGCGCTTTCAACAGCTCCTCATCTGGATCTGGCGGGATGTATGGCGGCAGGGCAGCGAGGCTCGCCCACGGACGCACGTCGAATTGGGCGACGTAGTTCGTGTCGCCTGCGACGCTCGACCCTGACGGAATGCGGAGCGCGATTTCCAAGCCGTTGTCGATATTCGTGTACGCGGTCGGGTCGAAGATCGCGTACGCATGGGTCCAAGCTGAGTCAGTGCAAGACTGGAGCGCCTGATCCAGCCGGTTGGTGACTGTGGTGAAATCGTCTGCCGAGGCCGGCGTTCCCACGCGCAGATTTGGCGTGTAGGCCGATCCTGAGACGTTGCGAATTCGAGCGTGAACCAACAGCGATTGCTTGCACCAGCGCTTGACGATGGCTGCCCGAATCCTCGTACCGTGGTCCACCGTCGTCACGCTGGACGCGCCAGTAATGAGGCAGGAGAACTCGGAGCGGGCATCCGGCACCGTCACGGACCGCTGCACGGTAACCGACGCGCCGGCCGGCCGGGTGAACATCCGATCTGGCCCGAACGATGTCAGCACATCAAACGTGGTCGTGGCGGTATGGGCGGATCCGCCAGTGCGCTGCCAGTGGTCATAGTTGCCGTTGATGACAATCGGACTCGGCCCGAGCGCCGACGCCGGCACGATCAGCCCCTTGCCGGCTCCGTCGTAGAGACGCACATACGGCAGGCTGTCTCCGGCAGCTGGCGTCAGGCCGAACTCTGTCCGCAACCCTCGGATCTGCTCGCGGTCAGTCTCGTGGAGTCCCTCATCGTGGTCGGCCGCGTCGAGCGTGTAGCCCGGTGCAGCAATCGGCACGTAGGCGGCCGGCAGGGCGGCTGGATCGTAGGTCACCTGTCAGCTCCTCACTACTGGCCGAATCGCGCCAGGTCGTACCGGCCCACGTCAAATCGTCCCCACGTCTGCTCAATGCGCTGCTCACACCCGAACGTCGTGCGGTGGATGTGGTCCCCTTGGATCTCGTGGCGGATGCTGTGAATCGTCAGCTGCATGGTCGCGCCGCTCTCGGTGGGGTCGATGACTTCGATCAGGTCGGACACCCGCCGTGCGAGTTGCTGGTAGAGCAACTCGCCGGTCTTGTTGGTCAACGTCACCAGGTATGCTGGCCTACCCTCCTGGTACGCCAGCAGCCAGGCATCCGCCACAGCGGCCATGTCGGTCGGGTTGAGTCCGGGCAGTGGGCGCGGTACGTTCGACGACAGCGAGCGCGCGCCATATTCGGCCTGACTCGCACTCGCGTCCACGGTCGGCGTCACGTCAATCGTCGAGATCAGTGTGAGCGGCTGCCCTCGCAGGCGAGGGCCGTTGCCGCCGACTGGTGGCCCGACCGTAGCCGCGCCAGCGCCCGCAGTGAACGTGATCGCGACGGCGTACGATCCGAGCATGGTGGCTGTGACGCTGGCCAGCGCCGTGCCGGTGACCGTGTAGTCCGTGGTCAGCGCGGGGGTCGTGATCGCTACCAGCGGATCGTTGGATCTGAGAATGATCGTGCGCGCCTCGGCAGCCGCGAGGATCAGCGAGCCGTTGTACTCCGCAACCTGGGTGGTAGCCTGAGTAGCCCGCTGCTCGGCCTGAAAGACGATGTCGTTGACGATAGTTTCGTCTCTCGGCAGTGGCACGATGCCCACGAACGGGGTGCCGTCAGCTGAGCGGGCGTAGAACGTCGCCTGGACCGTGTTGCACCGGTCGGTGAGGAACAGGTAGGTGTTCCCCTCCATGACCGCGCGGCCGTGCGCGTCCTCGTAGAATGCCCCAGTTGGCCCCTCGGTGGCCCAGACGTCGATCAGCGCGGCCAACGGAGGACGGTCATCGACCGCCGCGTAGTCGAGCAACCGGCCGTTGTCGATCATCTCCTGGTCCACGATGTACTCGTCGTCGGCCGCCAGCCCGGCCTCCTCGAATATCAGGACTGCGAGCGCGCCGGTTGTGATCGACAGCTGGAGCGGGATCGTGATGTTTGCCGCCGCCTGGAGCTTGGCCAGCGCTCCGAGGGCGCGCATATCAACGAACCGCTTGCCAGCCCCGGGCCCGTACAGCTCTTTCGGCTCGTCAATGGTCCCGGTGAACATTCGCACTGTCGAGCGGCCAGACATGAGCGCGAGCGGGTCCGCCATCGTCACGACCGTATCGGCCATGTACACATCGTCCCCGATTTCTTTGGAGATCCAGACGCGGCGGCCGGTCTTGAGGTTGCCGCGCAGCGGGCTATCGACGTTCTCGCGGCTGTAGCGGCGGTCAAAATTATTCCAGCGCCATGACGAGGTTGCCGAGCGCGGGCGGCCAAAGGCCCGGTCTGCATCACGACCGCTCTCAATTACGAGCGCGGTGGATGTCAGCACGTCGCCCGTTGTGTCATCGTCTGGCCCATCGCCGGGGTCGCCGTCGTTGGGCCAGTTGACGAGCACTTCGGTAGCACCGTCGCGCGGAATCTCGTACGCCACGGTCAGCTCTCTCCCCGGATCCGCAGCGACAGGTCTCGGCCAACGGCGAACACCCTGGCAGCCTCCATATCGCCAATCCGAATGGTGATCTCGTGCTGCTGAATACCGCCGCCTGACGAGCCGCTAAACCCTGCCCCCGCGCCAGCGCCGGCCAGCACGGGCGGCTGCACGAGCCCTGCCAGCATGTTGTCAAGTGGGCGCTGCATCACATCCACGCCAGCCATGAGCCCGCGCACGATCTGCTGGCCGACCTCGACGTTGAAGACCTTCGACGGCGACTCGATGCCGAGCGCCGACTTAGCCGCGTCGAGGGCGCCGCGAGCCGCGCGGTACGCCATGTCCCTGATAGAGCCCATCCCCGCGCTGATGGCGTTGGTGATGCCGTTGACGATGGCCTGTCCGATACCCGCCGCCTCGGCCTGCGCCGTCCCTGCCAGACTCCTCAGTGGCGCCAGAAACTCCGAGGCCCAGCCCGTGATCCTGCCGACGATCTCTGAGAGCTTGGTGGAGACCGCCGTCAGCATCGAACTGCCAGCCGTAGTCATGGCCGTGCCAGACGAGAGCGACAGGCCGATGATCGGCGCGAGGAACGTCGCCGTCGCCCAGGTCGTCACGGCGGTCACCATATTGGTCAGCGCTGTCGAAACCGCCGTGAGCATGTTGCTGCCGGCGGTGGTCAGGTTGGAGACCCAGTTCCCGCCGGCTGTCACGATGTGCGTCGCGATCAGCGTCAGGTCCGTGCGGATGTCCTCCGGCAGCGCGTTCCACACGGCCATGATGGCCTGAGTGATCGTCGGAAGGATGCTGCTGACTGACGTTTTGATCGACTGCCAGGCGCTCGTGATCGTCGTGCTGACCGTGTCCATGCCGGTGGAGATCGCCGTCTCCGTATCGGTCATCCATGTGCTGATGCTGGTCAGCATCCCCCCTGTCACGGTGTCCACGATGGTGTAGACGGCGGCCAGCTGCCGCTCGACGATCCCGGTCGCGGTCTCCCACGCGCCCGCCCAGTCGCCGTTGATGACCTGCATCACCATCTTGATCGTGTCGAGGATGTTAGCGATCCCCGTGCCGAGCACCGTCTTGACGATCTCCCACGCGCCCCGGATGACCGCTGTGATCGTCTCGCCATGCTGAGCCCAGAGCGCCGAGATCGCAGCCAGCACCGTGGCAATCGTCTGCTGGATCAGCGGCCAGTTCGCCACAACCCAGTCAACCACCACGCCGAACTGCTCCAGCATGAACGCCCCGACCGCCATGACCGCCGGGATCAGCACGTCCCGAATCACCAGCGCCACAGCCCCGAGCGCGTTGGACAACGGTTCGATCTCGGCAGACGGTTCCCATCCGTCCGTGAACACCTGCACCACGGTCCGCCAGGCGTCGCCCAACTGGCGCACGCTTTCGGTGATCGCGTCAGTAACGTCGCGCGGAAACCACTTGTCGAGCGTGAAGGCGTTCCCCTCGCCGTCTCCCTGGAAGACGGCAAACAGGTCTTTGGTCACGTCGATGGCCGTCTGCATCGCGTCGGCGAACCCTGTCGCGAACCCCGTCAGCGCCGTCTGAAACGTTCCGCTGCTGAGGAATTCGTTCAGGCCAACCAGGCCGCTCTTCAACAGGTCGAACAGCGGCGCGGCCATCAGTGTTTTCGCCTGATTCCAGTTGTCCGCCAGCGTGGACATCTGGCCCTCGAAGGTGCTGCTCAGCGCCTTCATGCCGCCGCCCATCTTTTGGTTCGCGATCTCCAGAGCGACGCGCATCGCCTCGGGGATCGGGGAGACCAACTCGCCGGACTTCGAGAACTCGATGCCCATCTCGGCCATCTGCTCGCGGGTGACGATGCCGAGTTCCTGAAGTCGCGAGATCGCCTCGCCAGTGGCGCCAGAGCCGAACTTCGACCACAGCAGCGTGACCTCCGAGAGATCAGCACCGGTGGCCGCCGACATATCCCCCATCCGCGTTCGGTACTCGTCGAGCGACAGACCCGTCAGCTTCATCGTCTTGTCGGACGTGAGGCCGAAGCCCGCCATGATCTTCTCAGCGGCCACCAGCTGAGTCAGTTCAAACGGCGTTTCCGCGCCGATCTTGGCGAGTTGCTTGATGCGCTCCTTTGCGGCATCGGTCGAGCCGAGCAGCGTTCCGAGCTGCGTCTCGTACGTCTCCATCTGAGCATTGCCCGAGATCATCGACGTAGCGACTGAGGCGACCCCGCTGGCAATCGCCGTGAGACCGCCGATGGCCAGCCCGGCCGTGGCAAGCCCGTTGAACGCGCTCCCGAGCTTGCTGCCGAGGCCGCCCGCGCTCTGGCTCACCTTGCCGAACACAGCCGAAGCTGCATCCTGCGCGGTGATTCGGATGTCGAGGTTTGCTGCCATGATTAGCTATTCACCTTTCGGACGGTGTCGATCAGCCGCATGGCCTGCATCAACTCGATCAGCGTTCGCCCGCGCAGCTCGTCGAGCTTGTACGCGGGGAACGCCTGGCAGATGACGGCACGCCGGTAGAGCCAGACCCAGTGCGGCGACGGGTTCGCGTGCATGCCCGCCGCCCATTTGGTGAACTCGGTCAGCTCGGGTTTGGGATGTTGAACAGCCTCGGCAGCGTCTTCACCATCTCAGCCAGCTGCGACGGCTTGAGCCGGCGCAACCCCGCACGGTCAACGCCGTGCGGGAGGTTGCCATCAACGATGATCCGCTCCAGGGCGTCGAGGATCTTGGTGACCTGATTCGCCTCCAGATCCTCCAGCAGTCCCACGTCGAGGGCGTCGAGATCGACGAGGATGTGGAAGCCATCCAGGACGCCCTCCAGGTCGCAGCGCACAGGATCGCCAGCCTTCTCGTCGCTCATGAGAACGTGACCGCGCCGGTGATCTGGTGCGTGACCGTGATCTTGAGCATGTCGTTCACCGGGGACGGCAGCGATATGTTCGTGATGATCGTCTCCATTGAGACGGTCCGAACGCCGTCACCGAACGACAGCGTGCCTGCCAGTCCGAGGCGAGCGGTCAGGATGGCCCAGTTTCCCGTGGTGTTGGTGTTGTTGTAGAACAGCTCGTGGGAGAAGGAGTCGCCGCCTTGCAGGCCCGGCGTGAACTCCTTCCAGTCATCACCGAGGGTGGTCGTGTCGTGGGTCTCCACCGACACGCCGAAGTCGAGCGAGATCGTCTCGGTCAGCATGGCGACGGGAGTGCCGCCGCTGTCGTCAACGTTGACTGAGGTCAAATCCTTGCCGTGCACGCGGGCCATGTGCCCCTCCAGACATGCGAAAGGCCCGCCTTTCAGCGGGCCGGGTGAGCGCTCCACGCGGAACGCGGGTCAGGGGTAGGTGCGTGTCAGTAGCGGGCGAGGCCCCCCACGATGGTTGCGGCCCCGGAGACATCCTCAGTGCCGATGATCCGGGTGTAGCGGTCAATGGTTCCACTGACTTCGAGCGTCTGGGCGCCGATAGCCGTCATCGCTACAAATGTGATGAGGTCGGCCCAGACGCTATCGTCCGGCGAGTGCTGCACCTTGAAAGTCCAGGTGCCGGTGATGCTGGTGACGTGGATGTTGGCGCGGCCACCGTTCGCTGAGCTGGCGCCGTTGTCGAGGCTGGAGCCGTTGAAGGTGACGGTGCGCGCTGCCAGCGGATGCAGCAGCTTGCCGTTCAGCCCGAGCCGCCCGTTCCCCTCAAGCTCCCCCGACAGCTTGACCATGTCGTTTATGGCGACGGGCTGCTGTCGCGCCTTGAATATGGCTTCAGACCCCAGAACGCCGGTGTCTCCAACGGCATCCGCGTCGCCGTCGAAAATGGAGAGCACGCCCAGGCCGGCAGTGTTTGAGCCGAGCGCCGTCTCCAGTTGCCGGCCGATCCCTCCCGACGCTGGATCGTAGAACCCCTCCAGTTTGCCGGACCAGCCCAACAGGCCGGGGTCGAACCTCTTCCAGTCCGCCGATGCGAACGTGGTCACGTCGTGCGTGTCGGCGGTGGCCGAGATGTCAATCGACATCAGGTCGCCGCTCGCGTCGCGCCCGCCGAGGTAGATCCGCACGTCCTTACCGTGTTGCCTAGCCATGTGGCGCTCCCGTTAGTGCTGGCCCCGGCGGGTCGGGCTTCGGCTTCGTTTGCGTCTGCCGCGCCACGGCCAACACCCGGTCGAGCGGGCCGAGCGACACGCCCACCTTCTGCGCGTTCTCCAAAATCGAGATCAGCTCGGTGACGATGAACGCCCCGGCCACGGCATCCGCGCCAGGGAACCCGTCTCCGAGATAGCCGCCGAGGTTGGTTGAGAGCCACGCCACGAGCATGACCAGGATCAGCTGTGTCGTCTTTTTGGCGAGGCCGCGCATGCTGGCGCCGCTGCTGATGACACCCTGCACGCCGGCTGCGATCAGCCCTGTCACCACGTCCACGAGCATGACCACCAACAACGCCTGCACAAACACCCCGAGACCCACCCAGACGCCTAAAATCAGCCCGCCCACGGCGCCCAATCCCATGAGCGGGTCTGCCCTGAGATGCTCGCCCATCGTCCTCATGCCTGCCCCTTTCGTTGTGCGCGGCCCATCAGGCCCAGACATTTACCAGCAGCTTGCAGCCGAGGTACTCGGCCCCGTTGACCTCAAGCGATCCATAGTCCGTGAACCCGGCCAGGTCGCTGGTGTGGGCCGCGCCGCCGAGGGTCACATCCCCCCTCAGTGCGGCATGGACACTGTCCGCGCCGGTGTCGTCGAGGTAGGCGTCAAGCTGTTCCTGCGCCCGCTCCAATCCCTTGGCCTGCCAGGCCGCGATCAGCAGCGTAACCTCGAATGTGAACATGGGCGCGCCGCCGAGCGCCTCGCGCCAGACCGACGACATCGGCATCGTGATTGCGCACGGTACAGTGATCTGGCCGGGCCATCTCGGGTATGAGTTGCGGATGCCGGGCAGCGAGGCGAACCGCGCTGCCAGTCCCGTCCTGATCGCGCTCAGGTCTGCCATCTGTGCTCAATGCCCCTCTCGGCTGCGGACAGCACGCCCTGGATGCGCCCCCATGCGCCCTGGATTGCGCCTCTCAGCCAGCCCTTGCGCCTGGATCGCGGGTCGTACTCCAGACGCTTCGGGTACGGATACCGCTTGTATCTGGCGCTTGACCTGGTCGCCGTCGTGCGGATTGACACCGACGTGGCGACGGCCCGTCCCATCACGCGGTGAGTGAGCTTGGCTCGCAGTTGGCCTGATGAGCCGGACGGCGCAGCGCTCCGGCCGGCCGCCTCTCCGATCTTGCCGATCTCCTCGTACGCGGTCCGCATCGGCGGCGCGAGCGTGTTGTCGGCTCGGAGCTTCCGCATCAGTTCTTTGTGACCAACGATGGTCACCTTCATCTTGACGGCAGCCATGTCAGGCCACCGCGATCCGCCGGTACGGCTCCAGCAGCCTTCGAGTGACAGGATGCAGGCCGGTCATGCGCACGTCAGTTGCCAGCTCCCCGCTGCCCATCGCACCTAGCGGTGCCTCTCTGGCCCTGAACTCGTGAGCCACCTGGAAGAGGCAGGCTTGCTCGACTACATCAGGCGTGGTGGAGCTGAACCCCCAGCTGCCGACGATCTCCACTCCGCGCGACACACCATCAGGAAACCAGTTGTTGCCGTTCGGCGCGATCTCGATTCGGGTGTACGGCTGCGGCACGCTCTCAAGCTGCGCGTTGTACGGTCCGAGATGGTAGTCCGTGGCCGCCCATGTGGTCTCGAATGTGCCATCCGCATCATCGTCAGTTTTGAGCGTGGTTACCGAGAGCAGATCGTCGATCAGCAGGCAACCTCGCCTCTGGGCCGTGAAGTAGCGGGTCTGGGTGGCCGCATAGAACCATCGACCGGTGTAGTCGTCGATGGCTCGCGACACGCTCTCGACGACGGCCTCTAACACGGTGTCATCGGTGGTGTCGGTGATGCCGAGACGTGCCTTGATCGCAGCTAGCGTGCAGTAGCCGTTGGTGATCGCCATCGGTCCTCCCTACGGCTCAATGCGCCACGACGGAATCAGCAGACTGTCCGGCCACGGCGTCTCTGTCGTCTTGACACAGGTCACGGTCAGCGTGTTGTGCTCCACGGTGACGGCCACGAACGTGCCGGGGCAGAGCGACGGCGTGCTCGTCGGCGTCGGTGTGCTCGTGGCGCTCGGGGTGGGTGTTGGTGTCTCCGTACTGGTTGGAGACGGCGTGCTGGTCGGCGCGAGCGTGGGGGTTGGGGTTGGCAGCGACAGGGTCCGCACCAGCAACGGCTGTGACCACACGGCGCACGATGGCGCTCTCGGCCCTGAACAGACCGTCAACTGCATCACGTACTCGGTATCAGGCAGGAGGCCAGTCAGCGTGATCGACTCCACGTCAGGCGTCGGCACGATCACTGACTGGTACGTTTGGCCCGGGGCGTACTGCCGCCAGAGCAGCCACGAGCGCACGTCGTCGAGCGCGTTGTCCACCCAGACAACTTCAATCGTCGTCGGCGTCACCAGGCCGGCCCGAATCGCGGTTGGCGCGGCCGGCGTCGCCTGGGGTGATGGCGTCTGGGCCTGGGCCGGCTGGACCGCCAGCACCAGAAGAATTGCCAGCGCCATCATCCACTTCATGCGGTCTCCAGGAGGATCTGTCGAAGCCGCGCGTGGCCGCGATGCCTCAGCGTCTTGATATTGTCCGCAGTGCACCTGAGCACAAGCGCCGAGTCCTCAAGGCTCGACCCGATTAGATACTGTTCGATCAGCGCCATGCGTTGTCGCTCAGGAAGGCGTCTCAGCGCTTCGGCCACACGGATCGCCGTCAGTTGACGGTCGGAGCCGGCGTCAAGCGTGGCCTGTCCGCCGGGCGCTTCAGAATCGATCGGCACGCTGGTCCCCCGCCGGTAGTGGTCGATCAGCAGGTTCCGCGCGATGACCTGGAGCCATGCGCCGGGCTTGCCTTGATCCTGGTAGCGGTCAGCCGCTTGCAGCACGCGGAGAAACACGTCCGCCGTCAGATCCTCAGCCGTCTGTGCGTCTGCCACGCGCCGCCGCAGGAACCGATACACCGCCGGCCAGTGCTCGTCATACAGCGCGCCCGCGTCGATCACCACGGCACCGGCACCGTCACTGAGCCACTCTGGAGCCGGTACAGCTCGTCCCACGTAATCAGAGGGATCTTCCGCTGGTTGGCCCAGTCGATGAACAGCGCGAGATTCTGCGCGGTGATGTCACCGCCAGAGGGCGCGATATCGTGATTGACGTAGATCCCGCAGCCGCCACGCCCAGCCAGCGTGTTCAGCTCGCCCTGGAGCGTCTGATGTGTCGCTCCACCGATCACCCGCGAGCCTGTGTGCAGCATGTCGGGATAGGGGAAGTATGTGCCCGTCTCGTTCGACCCGTGCCCGAACAGGTAGCCCTGCGCGACCAGCGCGTCCCGCGTCTTCGTGTCGAAACCAGCCTCACCGCCAGGGTATGAGAAATAGCTGGACACCGGGGTAGTCGGGACACCCCCTGCGATCAGGTCGGCGCGAGCGGTCGAGAGATCCGCCTCGACCGCCGCCTGATTCGCCATCGCGTTCCAGGACGTATGGTCGGTCCCGTGATTGAGGGGCGTCCAGCCATCCGCCACCAGTTGATTGACCTGGGCGTAGGTCATCCGCGTGACGCCCGTTCCAACGCCTCCCGATCCTGCGATCCCCCCCGCCTGGAGCACAACGCTCGCGCGACCACCCTTCCTTTGCAGCATGGGCCGCGCGATTGTGTAGTGCGAGAGCCAGGTGTCATGCAGACACAGGCAGATCGCCGGAACAAAATCCGCGCCGGTCATCAGGTTATCGAGCGAGATCGCTGCGCCGATGGCCGGCGACGTGAATGTCACGTCCACCGCCGTCACCGTCTCCGAGCGGAGCGCCCCGCCGTTCACGCTCGCCGCGTCGAACTTCAGATACAGGTTGTTCCAGCCGTTCGCATTGAACCGCCCAAGCCCGGTGTTTGCCGCCCACTGCCAGCCCTTGCTCGTCGGCGTGACCCAGAGCGTCACCGTCAGCGTGATGTTGGCTGAGTGGTGGTTGACAGCGTTCAGCAGGATGCCGGCCCCCTGACTCACGTCAATCGAGAGACCGGTCTTCCTGATCGTGACAGCCCCAGAGCCGGCTGTCGTCGTCACCTTGACGGACTGGCTGCCCTGGCTGAACTGGAGCGCCGTTGTGTTGTCAGCGATGGTTGGGGAGCCAGCGATGCCGGACCACGCCGCCGCTGACTCGAAGCTCTCAGCGACGGTCGGCGTGGTCCGGGACAGATAGCGCGGCAGGGTGACGTACCGCTGTTTCGGCTGGCCAACCCGTGCGCGCCGCATCGGCAGCGTGGAGACTACCATGGCTAGTCCTGATACCCGGCTAGCGTGACCTGGACCTTTGCACCCGAGACCGGCGAGGCGTCCGCGTCAAGCGTGCGCAGAATCCCGTAGATGCTCGAGCTGCCCACGCACCTGAACGGCATTGCCAGGCCGGCAACCACCGCCTCGGCTTTCGTGCTGTTCGTCGTCGGCTTCACAATCGCCGGGAACGTGATCGTCCCCAAATATTTGCCCTCGTTCGCGTAGAGCCGCGTCGCCTCGGCGTTGTCGTTGATCGCCGTGATCGTGTCGTCGTAGAGATCCAGCTCGTAACGAACGACGGCCGCCGAGTCGTCGGTTGCCACCCGCGCCACCGTGATCGTGCCGGTCCCCGTTGCGATGCGTCCCACCGCAAACGTCCAGATCGTCCCAGCCGAGGCAGACTCGGCGATGGCGTCGTTCGCCGCGTAGGCGTTGGTGTCAGCAGGTCGGGTTTTCTCAACGCGGACAACGAACGTGAAGCCGCCCGACTTGTGGTGGGGCACCTGTTCGCTGTTCTCCGTCGTGGACGCGACGTTGACGGTTGCACCACTCGCGTCTTTTACTGCCAGCGTCATAGATCCTCCAACGTCGTACGCCAGAATGTCGCCCACGTTGTTGGGCAGGCCGCTGCTCAGGATCGTCCCCAGCCCAAAGTACCAGCGGCCGTCCAGATACTCGAACGCCTGGGCCTCAGTCTGGCCCTGACTGCCGCCCCCGATATCGTCTGGGATAAACTCCAGTTCGTCAGACCAGCTGCTCAGATCGCTGGTCCTCCTCACGGCCACCACGGTGTTGCCGCTGCCATCCGTGTAGCTCCACAACACGTACAGCGCGCCGCCAAACACCTTCAGATCCCAGGGCCGGTGATTGCTGCCGGTCGTAGGCTTCGCTGCCGTGTAGTGCGCCGTGAACACGTGGCTCGCGCTCATGCTGTAGATGCCGAACGGCAGCCACCAGTAATTGACCCGAATGTCTGAGCCGAGATAGATCCACTGACCAGCGAACGCCACGCCACGGTACATCCGCCCATACGTTGGCGAGCCGATGCCCACACTCGGAAACACGTCCGCGTACTTCGTGGACGGTGACGAGAGCGCCGACCAGGTCGTCCCGTCCGTCGAGCGGATCAGCGTATGGTTCGTGGTGTCGGAGGACTGGCGGCTCCGGTGGACGTAGCACGCCCCCGCGAACGTGAACGCCTCGGTGTACATCTCCAACACCGAGCCGGTGAAACGCGTCGTCCACGTGCCATTCAGCCCCTTGTCAGCAGCGCCAGACGAGTACGGCGCGGTCACGATGCCCACGCCAGAGATGTTCACCGATGGCGCCGCCACCCAGTAGACGGTTCCGGCCACATCGAACGTCGTGATGGCCCACTGGTGATTGAGCGCCACGCCTGCCGATCCACGCTCGACCCAGGCGGACCCCTCCAGGTGGCCGAACCACATCTGGCTTTCAACGGAGCCTCTCGGGTCCACGTACGGCACGACCATGTCGCCGCTCGGCGTCAGGATGAAGCGATCAATCTCTTCAGTCTGGAGGCTCGCCCCGTAGCTGAACGAGTCGTCAACCGGGTTGAGCACGATCACCTTGCACGGCCCGACGTTCGCCTCCAGGTCGCCCGATCCGATGTAGATCAGGCCGTTATGCGCCTGCATGTCCGGCACGCGCAAGCGCGGCGAGGCTGACGTGTTGAAATACCCAGCTGCCCCGGCCGGGTTTCCCAACCGCACAACCGAGGTCGTCACGTCAGCCACGATCAGAAACCAACCGTGAACAGGTGGGCCGATTGGTTCGCGTTGCTGAAATCCCACTGGCCGCCAGTGAGAACAGCAACTATCACCCGCCGCGCCGCCGCTCCGAGAGCCCGCCCTCGCCCAACTGCTCTACTCATGCGTAGTACACCACCAACGTGCCGCTCTTCGAGGCACCAGCGTTACTGACCTGGAGTTCCAATGTGCTGTCAACGGCGACGGGCTGAGCCGCTGCGGTGGCGTCCCCGACCAACGGGCACTTCTGAGTGCTGGACGCATTGGACAGGTTGGCGCCCAGGCCAGCCAGCACGTCGAGGCCGTCAGCGTCGTTGAGCACCACGTCATACAGGTCGGTCGGCTGATTCCCGCCCGCGCCGGGCTTGAAAACCACCCGCAGAATCACACCAGAGATCAACCCCGTGAGGTTGCCACTGACAGCGCCGCCAGCCGTGCTGGTCCAGTCGAGCGTCAACGTTCTGATCGGACGGTGCGCCTGGTGCGTCACCGTGAGCGTGCCGGCCATCCTCTACCTCCAGAAATGGAGAGGCCCGGGCATACCGCCCGGGCCTCGGTTCACGCCGCGTCGATCTACGTGATAACCGGCGTGAGGATGGCGCTGGTGTCGATGGCGTCGTCCTGGTAGCACTCGTAGCTGAAGCACGAGCCGGGATCGACACCAGTCTGCTGGGTCATGTTGTTGTGGTAGTAGTTCTCGATCAGCGCGCCGGTGCAGGCCGAGACCAGCTCAATCGAGTGATCGCCGGTCTGAAGGTTGGCGATGAAGTTGCGGGTGATCTTCAGATTGGTCAGCACCTTGCCGGTTGGGTTGTGGATCGGCGCGTCGTTGCAGTCCGCCCAGAAGTGGTTTCCCTGAATCACCACACCGTCCGCGACTTCGTCCAGGCCGATGCAGTTGTCCGCGCCAGCGGTCGGTGAGGTAAAGATGCAGTCGATGACTGCCAGGCGGTCGCAGGCGTTTGCGGACCCGCCGTTCAGATCGATGCAAGTCACCCACTCGCGGGCGGTGGCCGCTGTCCGTGCCCGGAACTCGACGGCCTTGATGACGCAGTCGGCCCGATCCACGTCGATCACGATGGTACAGTCGTGCTCGACTTTGACGAGCACGTTCTCCAGGTGTGAGCCGATGGCGTCGAAGTGGATGGTACTGGCGACCGCCGACATGGTGATCGTCGGCCGAGCAGCCCCGGCCCCGAGGCCGATCACTTTCACGCCCGCCACGTCGAAGTCGATGCCAGCTGCACCAGAGACGGTCTCAGCGTGGCCGGGCATCACGTAGATCACGTCGCCCTTGTTGGCGGTGCACTGTCCGATAGCGTAGTCGATGGTGGCGAACGGGGCATCAGGCGAGCGGCCAGCGCCCGCGCTGTCGGCCGCTGCGGCGTGCGTGCTGTCAACGAAAAAAATCTCGCCGGGGTGGGCGATCAGATCAGCAATGGTGAAGACACCGCCGGCCTGGTGGCGGCTGAAGAGCGCTGTGCGACCCATGTGCGGGTTCCCCTCTCGGTTGGACCGGTGTCATGGTGAAGGGGCGGCCAGATCGACCGCCCCAGCGATGGTTAGCTCGGGGTGACGTAGACCTTGGAGCCGGTCACCGCTGCGCCCTGCAACTGCTTTCGCTTGTTGTGGGAGCCGTAGCGCACCAGCACGCCCGTCACGTTGTCAACGCCGGTGTTCCCACCCTCAGCGACGTACAGGCGAACGTGGGTGAAGCCGTTGGCAACGTCGAGGTCTTCGGCCTTCCATTCGAGGACGACAAAGTCGCCATCGGCATCGACCGGGTTCGCGGTGTCGTAGTTGCCACCGCTGGCGTCGGTGGTCAGATCCTTCGCACCGGTACCGCTGGCGTCAGTCGCCTGCTCGATCCGGCACTCGTCGAGATCGTCGGTGGCGTTCCATGTGCCGATCTCGACGTAGGCGTAGCCCTGGTCAAATTCGGCCATAGGCACCCAGGAAGTCGAGGCGTTGGTTCCGCCGATGTCGGCCGTTTCGAGCAGCGTCACCACTGCATCTCGGCTCATCAGGTACTGGTTTGGCATCTCTCTCTCCAGAGAAGCCCGGCCAACTGGCCGGGCGCTCAGATTTCAGGGGCCGACTTAGCGCGCCTGGAGAACGACGAACGGCGACTGTGTCAGTGAGCCCTTGAATGGGGTGACGGCCGAGCGCCAGGGAGACTTATTGTTGATCCGCTGGGTCCAGCGGAACGTACGCTCGCCGTAGATGAACCGAACGTGATCGCTCTGCGCCTCTTCCACGGACCCCTTGGTAATCACGATCATCTCGCTGAGGTTCACCAGCGCGATGTCACCGACATCACCAAGAGCAGCCGACTGCTCGCACTCAAGGGCCGGGCGGCCCTTGATGCGCAGGATCCCGTCAGACCCGTAGTTGACGAACCTCGGCTCCAGTGCGGCCGTGCCAGCGGGGATCGTCAGCTCGTCAAGCTGCGCCCCGCACTCGCTGTTGTAGAGCCAGACCGCCCCGCCCTTGAGCCGGGCAGGCATCCGCATCCACATATCGCTGAGGTTGCGGGAGGTGATGGTGTCGGCCGCCTGACCGGTTTCCTTGTTGACCGTCACGAGGCCTGGGCAAGCCGTGAACCCCTGCCCTTCGCCGGCTCCCGAACCTCGGAACAGCTCGTTGTCGATGATGAACGCGAACTCGTTTCGGAACGCCGTGCCGTAGATCGCGCCCACCGCACGGGCGTCCGCCATCATCCTGTCGGTCTGATAGGCCAGGCCCATCAGATCCAGCAGCGCCAGGGCGAACAACTCCTCCTCGGGCTGAGAGGCCGCAACGGTCGCGGCCTCCTTACGGCGATAGACCCGGACACCCCCGAATCGCGAGCCGGTCGCCCGGCTGGTGTCGGTGAAGTACGGGGCCTTGATCTCGTCAACCCCATCCGGCAGCTGGATGGTGTTGCAGTAGGGCAGGAGCATCGACGCTTCCGCGCCCATCTCAAACAGCGCCATCGTCAGCATGGTGCCGACGCTGAAACCGCCGAGCGACGGATCGGACGTCTGTCCGCCCGATGCCGCAGCCAGGAAGCGCGGGTCAACTGCCCCACCCTGCGCTGCACGGAAAACGGCCTGCATACAGGCCCCCAGCGCCACATCCACGGCGCGAGGAACGCCGCCCAGCTTGAGCACGCCATCCTTGCCCTCGACGACGCGAACGCCCTGCTCGTAGCCCCAGGGCTTGTCTGCCGCGCGGTTGTGGCCACCGGTGATCGCCGGCACAGACGCCCCGACCGCAGCCTGACGTGCGCGGCGGCGCTCCTCGGCGGCGATCTCCTCGCCAATCGCCTGAAGCCGAGCCTCGCGAGCATCGTCAGCAGTCCGCTCTTCAGCCGTCAGCGCGCGGTTCTCAGCCTCGGCTGCCTTGAACACGGCCTCGCCGGCGGCCGTCAGGTCAGCGCGCTCCTGTAGGAGTTCGCTGTATCGCGTGGTAGCCATTCTGGCTCCCTCCCTGTGCTGGCCGGGTTGACGGCCGCGAAATGCGAAAGCCCCGACCACAATGGTCGGGGCTTGGAGTTGTCAATACGGGTGGTCAGTGCGAGCGGAGACGTAGCCGCCGGCGTCGCCGGTCGAGATCCTGGTCATCGGCTTCGGCCTGGACTGCGGCCGCGAACCTCGGATCGTCTGCCGTTCCTCGCAGACGCGGGTCAGTCTCACAGACGGCCACCATCTCAGGAGTGATGTTGTCGGCGCGCTGCGAGCTGCCGCGACGGCCGCCGCCCATCAGCCGCCTGACCGTCGCGTCAATGGTGTCCACACGGTCAGCCATGCCGAGCTTCACGGCCTGTTGCGCGCCGACAACGCGGCCCTCGCCGAAGCCTCCCCGAACGTCGCTGACCTTGACGCCTCGGCCCTTGGCAACGGCGCTGGTAAACATGCTGTAGTAGTCTTCCACGCGCGCCTGAATCGCCGCGCGTGCTTCCTCCCCGAGCGGCTCGAAGGGGTTGCCTTCGGTTTTGTACTTGCCAGCCGAGATCAGGTTGATGGTCACGCCCTCGGCTTCGAGCATCCGCGACACGTCCTCATGCGCCGCGAACACGCCGATGCTGCCGACCTCGCCGCTCGGCGTCACCACGATCTCATCAGCCGACGCTGCAATCCAGTAGGCCGCCGAAGCTGCCATGCTGTCCGCGACCGCAACGATGGGCTTCTGGCCTCGCGCCTTGTAGATCGTGTCGGCCAACTCGGCCACGCCGTAGACGCCGCCGCCGGGGCTGTCGATCTGGAGCACGATGCTGCCGACCGCCGGATCGTTCATCGCCTGGCCGAACGCCGCTGCGATCCGCTCGGTTGATGTGCCGCCGGACATCTCGCTCATCATGCTGGCTCGCTGCATGATGGTGCCGAACACCGGGATGACCGCCACCGCGCCGCCGCTCTGCATCGGAGCCGGCCGGGCCGCGCCGATCCGCTGCTCGATCTCCTCAGCAGTCAGGCGGCCACCCTCGGCACGGAAGCGCAGCAGATCCATGATGGTCGCCAGCATCCCCGGCAGGATGGCCCACGGCATGTCGCGGACCAGCGCCACGACGCGATGGTAGTGGACCTGCTCGTCACTCGGCATGGCCGTTCGCCCTCCCGTTCACCAGCGCCGCAAGCTCTGGCATGTCGTCCAGCACGCTCGCGTCGCCCCCGTTGCTGCCCGTCTGGCCTACCGTAATGTTCGGATTCTGGTACACGTCGCCGCCCGGCCGGGGGTTCATGTTCTCCAGCCGCCGCACGTCGTTCGGGCTCAGGAACGTGCCTGTTAGGCCCACGAGGTAGGCGCGGTACCGGCTCTCCTGGTCACCCCGCAGCAGTCCGTCCACGACGTGCTCTGCGAAGTAGTTCTCTTTGTCGAAGATCAGGTCACGGCGGATGCTCTGCTCCCACCGCTTGAGCCAGGGCAACAGCGTGTAGGTCACGAACCCAATGCTGAGCTGCTCGATACCGCTTCCCCAGCTGGTGACCTTTGCCGTCGATCCGACCATATGCGGCGGCACTCCGAACCATCGACAGATGTCCTCGACGCTGAACTCCCGCGAGGCCAGCATCTGCGCGTCATCTGGCGTCACGCTGATCGGCGAAAACTTAGCGCCCTCCACCAGCACCGCCACCTTGTGGGCGTTCGATAGGCCGCCGTAGGTCTCCTGCCACTGCTCCCCGAGCAGTTTCGCCCCGTCCTTACTGAGCTTGCCGGCCACCTCGACGACGCCGCGCGGGCGGGCGTCCTGGCTGAACACGCGGCCAGCGTACTGCTCGGCTGCCAGCCCGATGCCCATGCTCTCGCGGGCGTAGGTGATCACGCTGCACGGCTGCATCCCATCAAGCGAGAGACCGTCCACCCGCAAGATACCGTCGTGGTAGATCGATTCCTCCGGCTGACCGGGCACACGGTAGACGTACGGGTCGGTCAGGTTGTTCGGCACGCTCAGCCAGTCAGGGTTGAGCGGCTCGATGCCGCCTGAAACCACCCCGGCCGGCCCACCCACCAGCCGCGAGAATCCCGCGCCCCTGAGTAGTGCGTGCACGGTCATCTGCTGGCGCCAACCCTGCGCCGTCTGCCACGCGTTCGGCTGGTACTGAAGCCGGTTGTACAGCGCGTGGTAGGGCGCCCGCTCCTTACCGCCGTCCGGCCGCACCTTGTAGATGGGCAGAGGCAGGCTGGCGACCGACTCGGAGATGAGCCGCACGCACGCCCAGACCGCTGACAGTTTCAGCGCCGTGTCAGGATCGACCCGCACGCCAGTCAGGCTGGTGCCCCCGCGCGGCGAGTACCAGTAGTCGTCGAGCGGCGAGCGCGAGACATTGCCCTCGGCTCGGAAGAGCTTTGAGAGAAGTCCCACCTTACCGCCCCTTCACAATGCCGACAACCATCGCCAGCACACCGAACAGCACCAGCACTAGCCACGGATCGACCATCACGCAACCGGCCGCTGCGGCCAGCAGGCCTACGATCAGCAGCCCGTCCCATCGGTCGATCATCGAACGTCAATCCCTCGCCGTGGTAGCCAGAGTCCGCACCGTCTGCACCGATCTCCGAGTCCGCGCGCCCGCATCTCCAGGTGTCGCGCGTGCCACCCGGCCCAGCACAACAGCCCGCCCCAGAAGATCGCCACGATGCGCCCCTCTCAGATCACTAACAGGCCCTCGGTTTCGTACACGCTCTGGCCGTGGCCGTTCCGCGTTGCCCGGTCCAGCGCCATAATCATGGCTACAACGCCGTCTATCTTCTGCCGCGACTTCTCTTTGTCGGGCTTCAGGTTGCCGGCCGCATCGCTCCTGACCACCAGGTTGTCGGCCATCCACCTAAGCACTGCGTGCCCGCCGTGCTGGAGCTTCCTGGCGATCACCAGGCCGAGCAGCTCCTTTGTCGGCGCCGACATGCTGGCGTACCCCTGTCCCATGTCCACCACGGTCAGCCCGGCGTCGTCGAGGTTCTGACGCATCTGCGCCGCGCCCCACCGGTCGTAGGCGATCTCACGCACATCGAACCGTTCGGCCAGCCGCTGAATCTCCAGCTCGATGGCCTTGTACTCGATCACCGCGCCCGGCGTCGCCGTCAGCAGCCCCGCGTCTACCCACGACTGGTACGGCACCTGATCGCGCCGAGAGCGCTCGGGAATGGTCTCGGCCGGGGTCCAGAACCGACAAAGCACGTCGTATGTCCCATCGTCGTCAGGGAAGACCAGCACGAACGCCGCGATGTCCAGCGTCGAGGCGAGGTCAAGACCGCCGTAGCATACCCGGCCAGCGAGCTTGTCCTCGGCCACCAGTCCCGCCGAGGCGTCCCAATCGCTGATATTGAGCGCCCGATTCTCAGCCCTCACCCTGCGGTTGAGCGACAATCGCAGGAAGGTTGGGAAGTACGCTGGCAGCGACTTCGCTCGCTGCGCTTCTTTGCGGATGTACGCCAGTTGCACCGTGGTCCCGAGGCCAGGGTTCGCCTTGCGCCAGGTGCTCTCGGCGAACGGGTCGTCTGTTTCCTCAGCTGCCCAGATCACCCCGTAGAACGTCGGGTCCTCGACGATCCGCTTCGCCAGTTGAATGGTGTAGTTGTGTTTTTCGGCGTAGATGGTCGTCTCGTCGCCATCATCCGCCGTGGTCAGGAAGATCACCAGCGGCTGCGTCCGCGCACCTGTCCCTGTCTCGATAGCGTCGATCAGGTGCCGCGACTTATGGACGTGGACCTCGTCAACGATGGCCCCCGAGACGTTCAGCCCGTGCGCCGCCTCCGCGATCCGTGAGAGCGCCTGATAGCGGCTGCCGGTCTTGAGCACGCTTATGGTGCCGGCCAGCAGACGGAGCTTCTTGCTCAGTGCAGGCGTGGCCCGCGCCATTTTCTTGGCCTCGTCGAAGACGATCCGCGCCTGATCGCGGCTGCCAGCTGCCGAGTAGACCTCCGCGCCCTGCTCGCCGTCCGCGCACAGCAGCACGAGCGCCAGGCCGCTCGCTACGGTGGACTTTCCGTTCTTGCGCGGCATCTCGACCCAGGCGGTCCGGTAGATCCGCGCACCGTCCGGGTGCTTCCACCCAAAGATCGGGCTGACGATGTATTCGAGCTGCCACTCTTCAAGATCGAAGGGAGCCCCGGCCCACTTGCCCTTCGTGTGCCGCAGCGCCCGGAGCGCCCGCACCACCCGATCTACAGCCGCCTGGTCGAACCATGCGCCGGGCACGTCGGGCGGCAACGGCGTCTGCCACAACGGCGCGCCCTGACGAGGCCTGTCAGACGTCGAAGGGGCTGTCTTCTTCGTCATAGTTACCGCCGGCCTCGATCAGCTGCATCCTGGCCCGCGCCGAGGGCGTCAATCCGAACTGCGCGCAGAATGCTCGAATCTCGATCAGCGCCCGGTTGCCGATGGCGACCTCCGGCCGAGGCGAGACGTAGCCGCTCTCGGTTGAGAATGTCAGACCGTCCTTTGCGAGTACCTCCTGACACTGCCGCCACCTGGCGTAGCTCTGGCAGTAGCCGGCCAGCGCTACGCCATCGATCTCAGTCAGCAGGCCGAGCCGCTCAAGCGCCGGAGCGATGCGCTTCCACTCGCGCTTAGCCTCCGCAGCGAGCCATGTGGGGCACTTCGGAGCCACCGGGCGAGGCTTCGGCTCGGTTCGATTGAGCTTTTCGTGCCCTGGGTTTCCCTCAAGTAGCTTGAGGGCCGAAGGGCGCGGGGCTGGCCCTCGAGCTCCCATCAGGCAGAGACCCCCTTGCGCAAAAACCTCAGCGCGCGAAAAGTTGAC